CGCCGCACGCCGCATCCGCGATTTCAGCGACCTGGACGGCATCGAGTTTGTCGCCAAGGTGGACGTCGAGAAGGACGCCAAGGGCGAGAACAAGAACGTCATCAAGCAGGCCATAGAGCCGGATCACCGCGACTACGCCGCCGCGATTGGACGACCCAGTTACCCCGCATCGCACGCACCGTCATACACGCCACAGCAAGCGCCGCAACCTGCCGCCCCTGTGTCCCATCCGGCAGCCCAGGCTCCGCAACGCGCGCAGGCTCCCGTCACCAAGCCCGCATGGGCGCAGTAATGGGGAGGGCGAATGCCATGCTGGATATGCAATCGCCCCGCGCGGGGCTTCGGCCACCTGGATACCCGGTTCAAGCCCGGCGATCTCCGGTCCGCGCCGCTCGACTGGGTCTTCTGCTCGCGCCGGTGTCAGGACGCCTTCCATGCCCTTTATGGGTTCTGGAAAGACAAGGCGCCCGCGCGGGAGGAGCAGTTCATGGTTGATCCGACCGCAATGGAAACCACAGCCATGAAAGCCTGCCTGCGTCCCTTCGGGGAGGCCGCCGGCGAGATCGGCTTCGACAAACCCCTGGGCCACTACAGCGAGGCCGAGGCCTTGGCCGTGGTCAACGCCATCGTCACTACCTACCTGGAAGTGATGACCAAGGCCCAAGCGCGCGTCAACGCGAGTGGTCCGTTCGCCGACCTGGCGGAAGACCTGCCGTGGGAGACGAAGTGATGCTGGATTTCAATTCCACTTCCTCCCTATCCGGGCAGATCACCACCCTGGTCGACGCCGGCATGCAGGCGAAGGCCCAGCAGCAGGAACGCCGCGCCTATCTCGGTGCGTCGCGCTTGGGCGTTGCCTGTGAGCGTGCTCTGCAATACGAGTACGCCGCTGCACCGGTGGATACGGGCAAGGACTTCTCCGGCCGCATCCTGCGCATCTTCGAGCGTGGTCACACCACCGAGTCACTGATGGTGGATTGGCTGCGGCTCGCGGGATTCGAACTGCGCACCCATGGCAAGGATGGTCAGCAGTTCGGCTTCAGCCAGCTCAATGGCCGACTGCAGGGGCACGTCGACGGCGTCATCGTCGGCGGCCCCGAGGGCTATGCCTATCCCTGTCTCTGGGAGATGAAGTGTCTCGGTGGCAAGTCCTGGCGCGAGTTGGAGAAGCACAAGCTGGCTGTCGGCAAACCGGTCTACGCCGCCCAGGTCGCGCTCTATCAGGTCTACCTCGGACTGCATGAACACCCGGCGCTGTTCACCGCAATCAACGCCGACACGATGGAGATTTACGCCGAGCTGGCGCCCTTCGATGCGGCCCTGGCCCAGCGCATGTCGGACCGAGCGGTGAAGGTCATCACCGCGACCGATGCTGGCGATCAACTCCCCCGCATGACCACCGATCCGGCACACGTCGAATGTCGCATGTGCGCCTGGTCAGACCGTTGCTGGAGACAACCATGAACGAAAACCAGTCACCACAGGCAATGGAAAACGCCGAGGAACCCATGATCGACGCCCGCCAGGCGAGTTACGCCCTGCGGCTTCCCTACTACTGGTTCGCCAATCCGAAGATGCGTTCGGCGAAGCGGATTCCTCACTACCAACTCTCGCGACTGGTGCGCTTCCGGCTTTCCGAACTCGCTGTCTGGCATCGGCAGAACGCCAAGCGGCAAGGTGGGCAGGGGGAAACTGCGTGATCGATTTCAACGCTGTTCCCGAACCCGCCGAGCGCAATCTCGATGCCGAGCGCGAGGAGATTCGTGCCGCACTTCTCGCGAATCTGGAGTCCGTGCTCTTCAGTCTGTTCCCCGCTGGCAAGAAGCGGCGCGGCAAGTTCACCATCGGTGACATCCTCGGCAGTCCGGGCGACAGCCTGGAGATCGTGCTGATCGGCGAGAAGGCCGGACTCTGGACGGACCGCGCCACCGGTGACGGCGGCGACGAATTCGATCTCATTGCACTCAACCACGGCTTCGACGCCCGCACGGATTTCTCCCGGGCGCTGACCCTCACACGTGATCTGCTCGGGCGCGCGCCGACCCGGTCAGTTCACAAGGCGCGCAAGCAGGCGCCGGTGGACGATCTTGGCCCTGCCACCGCCAAGTGGGACTACCACGATGTGAACGGCAAGCTGATCGCGGTCGTCTATCGCTACGACCCACCGGGCCGGCGCAAGGAGTTCCGGCCATGGGACGCCAAGCGCAAGAAGATGACCCCGCCCGAACCGCGTCCGCTCTACAACCAGCCGGGCATCGCCGCCGCCGACAGCGTGGTGTTGGTTGAGGGCGAAAAATGCGCCCAGGCACTGATCGCCACCGGCATCTGTGCGACGACGGCGATGCACGGCGCGAATGCGCCGGTCGACAAAACCGACTGGTCACCCCTCGCCGGCAAGGTGGTGCTGATCTGGCCAGACAAGGACAAGCCGGGTTGGGCCTACGCCGAGGCGGCCTCGCAAGCCATCCTGGCGGCAGGGGCGACATCCTGCAACATCCTGTTTCCTCCGGAAGACAAACCCGAAGGCTGGGATGCGGCGGACGCGTTTGCCGAGTCCTTCGAGGTCTCCACCTTCCTTGCCACCGGCCCATGCCTGTGCGTTCAGTCTATTGAGGAGGTCGAACCCTCGGGGTCGGATCCCCACCCGGTGGATGAGCAGACCGTGTGGGGCACCGAGGATGCCCTGGCGCTCAGTTTCACCCGCCGCTACCAGCGCGACTGGCGCTACATCGCCGCCTGGGGCAAGTGGCTGATGTGGGATGGTCAGCGCTGGCGAGCCGAAGAAACGCTGGAAGCAACCCATCTGATCCGTCAGGTGTGCCGGCATGCCTCGGTCCAGGCGGACAATCCCAAGGTCGCGGCCAAGCTCGCCGGAGCCAGCACCGTCGGCGGCGTGGAACGCCTGGCCAAATCCGACCGCAAGCACGCCGCCACCACCGACGAATGGGATGCGGACATCTGGCTGCTCAACACTCCCGGCGGCGTGGTGGATCTACGCACCGGGCGCATGCGTTCGCATGATCGTGGCGACCGGATGACCAGGATCGCATCGGCTACGCCACGTGGTACTTGCCCGCACTGGCTCGCATTCATCGATCAGGTTACCCAGAGCGACCAGGCATTTGCCGACTACCTGCAGCGTTTCGCAGGTTACTGCCTGACCGGGTCCACCCAGGAGCACGCGCTGTTTTTCCTGTATGGCACCGGGGCCAACGGCAAATCGGTGTTCGTGAACACGCTGTTCACTTTGCTCGGCGACTACGCGGCCAACGCGCCGATGGACACGTTCATGGAATCGCGTGGCGACCGTCATCCAACCGACCTGGCCGGACTGCGGGGTGCCCGTTTTGTCGGTGCGACCGAAACCGAGCAAGGGCGGCGCTGGAACGAGTCGAAGATCAAGGAGATCACCGGCGGCGACCGGGTCTCGGCGCGTTTCATGCGCCAGGATTTCTTCACCTACCTGCCGCAGTTCAAGCTGGTTATCGCCGGCAATCACAAACCTGCGCTTCGCAACATCGATGAGGCGATGCGTCGGCGTCTGCATCTCATCCCGTTCACCCTGACCGTGCCGCCGGAGAAGCGCGACAAATCGCTGTCTACCAAGCTTCTGCAGGAGCGTGACGGGATTCTTGCCTGGGCATTAGAAGGGTGCCTGGCCTGGCAACGGGATGGCTTGAAGCCGCCCAAGTGCGTGGTGGACGCCACTGACGAGTACTTCGACGAGGAAGACACCATTGGCGAATTTCTCGATGAGGAGTGCCAGCAGCATTCCCAGGTCAGGGTATCCGTCGTGGACATCTTCGAGCGCTGGAAGAGCCGGGCGGACAAGCGTGGCGAGTACATCGGCACCAGCCGCTGGTTGGTGCAGCAGTTGGTGCGCCGGGGCTTCGAGCGAGGGCGAACGTCGACAGGTGCGAAGGCGCTCCTCGGCTTGTCGCTCAAGCCAACTGACTACGGTGAGCGTTTGCCCTACCGCGACGACTGACCGCTCCGGACGCTTTTCAAGCCAACGCAACTCACTGAATCCAAATGATTTGACCGAACTGTACCGACGCTAGGATTAACGCCTTACACGTACGCGCGTGTGAGAGTTAATCCGTGGAACAGTCAGGTTCGGTCAAAAAGGAGTTTTGACCATGACGACATGCATCCTCGCCCTGGACCTGGGCACACAGACCGGCTGGGCCATCCGCCTGATAGATGGCCAGATCATCAGCGACAGCGAAACCTTCAAGCCGCAACGCTTCGAAGGCGGCGGCATGCGCTACCTGCGATTCCGCAAGTGGCTCACGGAGATCAAGCAGAGTGGCGAAATCGATGCCATCTACTTCGAGGAAGTGCGTCGCCACATCGGCGTCGATGCCGCCCACGCCTACGGCGGCTTTATGGCCACCCTGACGTCCTGGTGCGAGCACCACCAGATTCCGTACCAGGGCGTGCCGGTGGGCACGATCAAGAAGCACGCGACCGGCAAAGGCAACGCCGGCAAGGCCGAAATGATCACAGCCGTTGTTAAGCGCGGCTTCACCCCAGTCGACGACAACGAAGCCGATGCGCTG